CGGTGCCAGCCGTGGTGCCTACGTTTAGGTCAGCAGCCGTTCCAAGGGCGTTTACTTCAGCAATGACGCTGTTTATTTTGGTTCTGACGGAAGAACCGCTTTCACCGTTTGATACTGTGGAAATAGGCATGATTAATCAATCCAAGTTAGGTCATCTCTCCAGACTCCAACATCATCCCAGAGTCCAGTGGCTAGAATCCAGGTGCCAGATGGCGGAGGAGCTGGTTTAACATACGTTGAGGCAACGCCTAGAGCAAGACCAAGGGAAAAGTTCATACGCCTGGAAGGGTTACAGAGGCCGTATTGCTCGCAGGTCCATTCCCTGCTGCATTGTATGGAGTAACGCGGTAGGTGTAAGTTTCACCATTAGCCGTTGGTATATCTTCATTGAAAACCAAAGAGGTAGTTGTGCCAACTGGACTGAAAACAGATGCGTTTTCCCTTTCAATTTGATAGCCAAAGCCTGCGCTGCTTGTCTTATCGCTAGCGGTCCACTCCAAGTTTGCCGTAGTGCTTCCACTGGCTGCGCTAACAATCAGCACAGGTGCCACGGTCGGAGGCGTGAGAGGTCCAGATGCTGTTTTAGCAGCACCATTCCCAACGCCTAACGACATGGAGAGAGCTATCATTACTGCATCTTGTATGCTCTGACAGCGCCGGATGACAGGGTAAAGGCTGTGATGCCAAGGCCATTATAAAGGATGGTGCCTGCTGGAATCGTAAAGCCAGTCATGGCGTCACCAGTCTTTGCGTTCTCGGTAAAGACACTGAACTGAGCATCAGCGAGCACTTGCACAGCGTAGAACTTGCCAGTGATGGCCGTTGTTCCTGTTTCGACGACGACGCCAAGAGCTGCGCCGGTATGACCTGAGATTTGGACGTTCGTATTCATTTTAGTAGGTGTTGATCATGTTCATTCGGCGGATTTGACCCTCAGCTCTGAGAACGCGGTCAATCTGAAGCATTTTGACATTTTCAGCTTCAGCTTCGGCCATGGCTGCATTGTCCATCTGCCCTTCGGTTCTGAGGTAGTCAGAAAAGACTGCCTTGGTGACGTAATCACCGCAGAAGTAAGGGATCTTGACGATTGACCAACTGCTAGGCGTCGAGTTCGGAGATTGGCCTTGAGAGGTTGCCGTGGTGCAAGTGTAGAAGTTGCCAGCACTCGCTGACGTCGTGGAAGGCAGAAAGCTTCCTGTGCCAGTGCCGGTGTCAAAATAGATCTGCGCTCCGACTCCGTAAGTCGCATTGGCGCTGTATGGTTCGCCTAACAAATCAGGCTTTGGTTGGCGATACTCGACCCACACCGGCGTCGTCGAGTCCATGATGATGATCCTGCGGTTGGTGCCGTCGTCATCAAGATAGTAAGCCACAGGCACAGCTCTAGCTGTCACCTTGGGGTTGAGACTGTAAACCTGCAAAACATCGCCCATATTGCTGGTTAGGTTAATGTAGTCCACGCCTTCAGCATCCGTGGTCGTGGTCATTTCAGCAACTCGCACAATGTCAGGCCAGGGTTCTTGCTCCCAGATGTGAGCGATACGTTGAGAGGCAAAGTCACGAATCATCCGAAACGCGCTGTCCTGGATGGCGGAACGATCTAGGCCGCACAAGGTCACGGCACGATAAAGAATGTCGCTGAAGTTGATCGTTCTCACGCGAAGACTTTACGGTATTTAACATGACGAGTCGAGGGCGGTTCAGCAGCAAAACCAAACTGAAGCTTGGTGCCCGTCGAGTTCACTCTGCAATAGGGGTTATCCTTTTCGTATTGATCGAGAAAGGACTTATCCTGCCAGCACTGGTATCCGAGACGTTGGCCCCAATAATGGTAAGAATCAGGATCAACTCGCATTCTCAAACGGCCAATGCCATCAAGGCTGCGGTGCTGCATTTGGTTAATCTGTCCAACGTGTTGCGCCTGCGCCTCTGCCACCACTTTACGAAAGTTCCATCCTGTTTTGAACTCTTTGAGCATTTCAGCTTGAAGTTCTTCGGGGATGTTTTCAATCATAAGGCAGTGACAGAGGGTTTGTTGCGGGACGCTGCGGCCTTAGCCGCTAGCTACTACGAGGCGGCGGCGAATTTTCCCAGACCTAGAGGATTTTTGCATATTAAACCCGCGACGGCTTTTATGAGCCGTGCCGGACCGCCACCAGCGTCAGGAAGTTCGGTGACTTCGGGAAGGTTGGTGTAACGCAACTCCAGAAGCTCCATGTCTAGGACATAGCCGCGAGCGGCGTTTGGAAGGAACAAGCTAGGGTGAAGCTTGAGACGGCCAAAGTCGCCCTCGAAGATGTCCACGCTAGCGATGTAAGCATCGCTGTTGGCATCACGGCTGAAGGTGCGGACGGCGGTAGCGCCGGAACCAGTAACACCAGCTGTGGAAGTCGTGGTCAAGCCAGTCGTAAAAAGCAGGTTGCTGAAAGCACGCTTGAGGCTAGTTCCCACCACACAGTCGTATTCCTTGAAGGAACCAGTCTGGCCGTAGATCGAGGTCAAGACGCCTTGGGCATCGCTTTCCGTGAAGGAGCCGGTTACCGTGGTGTTGATGCTCGCCGTCGGAGTGCGATAGTTGGAGTTCACCGGAAGGACGCTTTGTGCGCCGTTCTTGATCCATTCGCCAAGGCCACGGGTGAGATATGGAACCGTTCCATTGTCAGCCTGAGCGTCGTTATCAGAGCTGATTGTCAGCTCGATATCGCGCTTGGTCAGCTTGATGCCTTTGGCAACCATGCCTGCGAGTTCGTCACGCAGACCGGCAACGTTCGACACGTCCACAGCCAGAGGAGAAACGCGGATGGCGCGTTGAAACACCTGGATGTAGTTCTGAAGAACTGCGCGGTTTTCGTTCAGGTTGGAATAAGAGCTAACGTCCACGCCGTCAACAGAGCCGCTGGACTGAGCCGCTGGCATACTGTCAGCCTGCCAATTTAGGAGGGTATTACCTGGCTTATTTCCTTTTGGAATTAAGCTGGTGATGGGCGTGTCACGGGCGTCAACAAGGGAGATATAGTCAGCAAGGTCTTCGCGCTTACCGACCTGAGTACGTTCAAAAAGAGCGGGCATTTGGGTGTTTTTCTATTTGGTTAGATTTACAGGAACCGTTCAGCAATGAGTGCCTTCAGGTTCGATTCGTTGGGAGCTTTTCTGAAGCCAATGTCAGCGGATTTGGATTTGGCAGCTTGGGAGGTCACAGAAGCTGGTGCAGAGCTTGCTTTGGGTGTCGCAGGTGCCTTTTTCACAGGTTGCGCCGTTTTCTTCGCTTTGCTTTCCCTGGCCTTTTTCCCTTCGATCAAGTCTCCAATGGAGAGCTTGAAATCTGGAAACTTTTGGATCTCTGGGAATGCTCGGAGAAGTTCACTAGCGAACTGATACTCAGGGCTCTGCCGTTGTTTCCAGAAGGGGTATTCTTTCTCAGCTTCAGCGTCGAATTGGCGGCGGGTTGCCACATATTGAATCTGAGCTGGTAAGTGCTCTTCCAGGGCATCAATCGCATTTAGTCGAATGCGCCGAACTTCTTCAGCGGAATACTCAACCTCCTGCCCATCTTTGCCTTTTACAACAGCACCGTCGGCGTTTTCCTCGGCCCACCGTCTAACTTGTCGAGCGTTCTTGATCTCGTCCTGAATCTCGCGCTCAGTTTGAAGCGCAAAATAGGGGTTGAGGTCTTTTCCCACCGGCACCACTTCCTTTTCAGTTTTTGGTTCGGCGGACTCCAGCTCTTTCAGTTTTTCAGTAAGCTCATGGATCTGCTTTTCAGCGTCCTTTTTCTGCGCAGTGAGTTTATCAATGCGCTTCTGGACGCCTTTCGGCAAACCTTTGGAACTCGGCTCGGCTTCTTCCTCCGTCTCCTTCTCCTCATCAGCTTCTTCAGCTTCTTCGGTTTCGGTTTCAGATTCGTTTTCGGTATCCTCTTCGTTAGACTCCTGCTCCGTGTCTTCCACTTCGCTTTCGTCCTCCGTTTCGGTTTCCGTCTCAGTTTCAGCCTGAGTTGGCTGCTCTTCAGGATCAGCGAAGAGGGACTGTCTTAGCAAGCCGGTGAGCTGTTCAGCGTCAATGGGCTTGTTGGGCATCGTGATTTTGGAAGGTTCACTAACCGTTGGGCTTTTGTTGGGCATGTTCAGAAGGTTTAATGACCGTTCAGAGGTCGCGTGGCATGGTTTGAAAAACCAAGAAACTAATCAAAAGTAATATCGACCCATGACGGGTCAAGGGTTGAATTGTAGCTCTGTGCTAGCCCTTTGGTTATACTCTTGAAGCACTGCTCTGAGGTCGATGAGTGCTGCCACTTGCCCAGCGTAGTGTGCTCTTGTTTCCCCTGTGCTGGAGATGTCGAGTAGATTGGCTAAAGCTTGGTTATGCTCACTCTGAATGACTGCGTTCAGAGCATCCCAGAAAGCCTGCGGACCTTTAGCAAAGGTAAAGGCTTCGATTACGTCTTTTTCGTTCATGCTTGAGGCTGCATTTGTTCACTGACTGGCGTCACACCAAGGCGTCCAATGGTAGCGTTTTGCTGCTGCTGGACGCTCATCTGAAGGTTTTGGACGTAGTTCTTGAGCAATGCCTGGAATACAGGGTCAGCCTGTGCCGACTGCTGTGCTTTAGGATTCTTCGAGAGAACGTCCTGTGTGTATTGCAGCCTTGCTTGTGCTGTTGGGTCGTTCTCGCGGTAAAGCGGCTCATTGCCTAGCATCATCATGCCAATGTCGGTTTGCACCTCGCGGAACATCTTCTCAGAAGCTACGGTTTGATCAACGATCAGCTCTTTGGCAGACTCAGGAGCAACGGCTTCGATGATCATCTGAATCAGCTTGTTGCGATTCAAGACGCCACCGGCGTCGAGAGGCACAACAAACTGCGAGATAGCCTGAAGCTTTTTCTCAACCAGATCATTATTAAGCGTTTGGATATTGAAGCGAATGAGGAAATCAAAGTTTCCTGCAATGTCGGTGACGTTTTGATTCAGTGGAACGCCGGTCACTCTGACAATCTCTTCTTGCGGCATGTATTGCAGGCACAAGCTAAACATCTGCGAGTAAATACGGCCCCAGGTGGATAACCAACGGTTCACCATCTGCTGTTGCATCAGCTGCGACTTGATAGGCACTACCGTTGCACGGTTTAGGCCAAAGTAGTTGGCGTGGTTGTTTTCGACTCGCTCAATCAGGTTAAAGGCCGTTGTTGGCGCTCTGCTTGGGGCTTCTAACCAAGAGTAGTCATCAGGGCGAGTGACCGGAAGCTGAACGCCAGGTCCGATTTTGTTAATCTGCCCAATGCGTTTAACTACCTTCATCGGCGGTAACGTCTCGAACGCCGTCCGGTCGCGGATGCTGTCATGCTGTGCCTTGATTTCATCCTGGTCAGTCAGTGCAATCTCAGGGATGCCACGACTTTCGGTGATAGGACGGCGAACGACTTCACGGCGGAACTCTACAAAAGGATAGTCGCCATGTGCATAGTCCAGAAGCTCATGCTTGGCGAATAATCCCTCTCCAACTAGCGGACTAAACACCGTGCAGTAGATCCCTGGGACTCCTTCAGGGCCAATCTGGCGAGCATAGGCGTAAACGATCTCGATTAGGTTATCCTGGCGAACAATAGGCGCAGCGCCAAGCGTCGTGATGCTATCCATAGGGTCAGAATACCACGACTGTTTGCCTGCTGTATTGGCTGCTTGTTCAACAAAAGCCTCATCCCATCCATTATCTTTGACGTTAGACCGCAACTCCACTTCCGTCATGTAAACACGGCGGAAGATGACACGGGCGTTTTGCAGGTCGATGGTTTCTGGCGGAAAAGCTACCTCGTCGAAGGGTTTCAGCGCCGTGACGCTCGGCAGGTTGCGCCTCACATAGGTTTCTTCAATCTGGCCTGTGCCTAGTTCGCGCAGTTCATTGACCAACTTCTTAGCGTCCTTGATGCTATACTGCGGAATGGCTGCTGTGATGAGCTGCGCGGCTAGATCGGCGCTTTCTTTGTTCTGGATGAGGTTAGGCAGATCAGCCAACGTCGAATCAGGCATCTGTTGAGCAATGGCCGCGATTTCATCCATAGTAATGGACTGAAAACGAGTGCCTAGCTGCTGATCCCAGCCTACATGAAAGATCGTCCAGCCGTATTGTAAGCCATACTGTGCACCAAGTTCAGCTTCTCTGGCAATGTCAGCGCGAAGCTTTTGCTGAGTGATCCAATTCATCAACGTCGTGGCTGCGGAAGCGGCAGCCATGTCGTTAAACTCCGTGCCAGTGATATTGAGCTGGCTACGCTCGAAACTGGTCGTGAGAAGGCAGGCTAGCTCGTTGATCGTTGAATCGACCAAGCGGTTTCTGACATCCGAAGCTCCCTCAAAGGGGAAAGCTTGCCTGTTGTTAGGCAGATTCTCAGAGTGCTTCTTGCCGTCATCCGATTGACCTGCCCAGCGGCAAAAACGGATGTCGTCGGAGTTGTTCAGCCTCTCCAGGTCAGCGGTCGTGTAAAGGCAACGCGTCAGCTCTGTAGAAAGCTCGTTCACATCTGGCGTTTCGCTGTAAAACGTGAGCTTATCGCCGTTGGTGCTGTTTTTGTAACTCATTAGTAGCTTCCTATTTGACCTTGAGGTTGATAACTTGAGATTGTTTCATCTGCCGGATTCATCACCGCGAGGTAGCGAAGGACATCAACCGGATCTTTGGTTGCGCCCTTGTCGCCATCGGCTCCAGTCCACTCGCGGAGAGAGTAAATAAGGTTACGGCAGTTCTCACTGATGTATAACTTAGGCTCGTTGTGCAGGGCTAGCAAGGGTTGGTCTTTATCCCAGGCTAACCAATCATTAATAATGCTGATTCCTTCGTCAATTCGCAGTCCTGCGGCTGGCGTGAACCACATAGGGTCAGGGTCTTCCTGCAAAAGGTCGATGAGACTCGTTCCACCGTCTCTGCCGACTGCTTGAGTACCACCTGCCCGAGGGTCGATGAAGCGTTCTGCGATGTTTTCCCGGCCTTCCAGCTCTCGAATTAAGCCCTTGTAGTCTGCGATTCCTCTTCCTGCGCCGTTTCGCTGCGCTGTGCCTGGTCTGCCGTCCGGTTTGTCGCTTGGCAACGCCCATTCTCCATGGGTAATGTCTGGAAACTCCCGATAAATAAACTTTCTGCCGTGTTCGTCCACTCTTAGCCAGAGCATGAACCAATTTCGAGCGCCAGCAGGGTCAACCGCCATGTAATTGGTGCCTTTTTCGGGGATTTTGTCGTGCGGAATGATGTTCCAGTCGCCGAATTTGGGAAACTGTGATCCTGCCAGGCTCTCAGCGTAACCATAAGCACGGATTTTTACCTCATAATTGGTTCTTCCATGCAGTGCCCTTTGGATTTCGCTGAAGGGAGAGTAAGAATTGAGTTCCGAATGATACCACATGATGCGGCCATTCGGTTTGTGACACCTGGCAACGTGCGGCATGGTGCCTTTTTCGCCTCCTGGCACGTTGATCGTGTCCTTGAGTAGGCTGGCTTCCTTCCATTCGG